GTGAATGCCGTGTCGAGCGAGGCCAGAACGTAATCGAACTGCGGGAAGTGCGGCGCGTCGTGCAGCTGCCACCAGTCGCGCTTGATGATGCCGCCGCCCTTCGGCTCGGGGCGCTGCTGCAGCTGGCCGGCGGCCTTCCACGGGCCCAGCCGCTTCTTCAGCACCTCGACCTGCTCCTCGGCGAAGCGTTCGGGCCACAGCAGCTCGCCCTCCTCGGTGCGGGGGTCTTCCCAGCCGATGCTGGTCACGACACTGCGCTCGGGCTCGAACTCCATGGGCAGCATGAGATGCGTCCAGCCCTCGTCGGTGTCGAGGATGTGGCCCGTGAGGTCCTCCTCGCCCAGACGCTGCTGGATGACGATGTAGGCGCCGGTGCGCGCATCATTGAGGCGGGTCGACATCGTGCCGTCCCACCACTCCTTCGTCGTCTCGATAAGCGCCTCGGAGAGGGCCTCGTTGGCGGCGTTCGGGTCGTCTACGACAATGATGTTACCGCCCTCACCTGTCACGCGCGCGTCGACGGCCGTGATCAGGCGCTCGCCGCGTTGGTTGTTCTGGAAGCGGCCCTTCGTGTTCTGGTCGCCCGTGAGCTGGAAGCGATGGCCCCACAGGCGCTGGTACCACGGGCTCTCGATCAGGCGGCGCGTCTTCACGCTGTCGCGCATCGCGAGCGACATCGCGTAGGAGGCGTGCAGCAGCGGCACCTGCGGCCCGCTGGTCGGCGAGATCTCGCGCTGCGTCCAGACCCACGCCGGGAAGCAGACGCTGACGATGCTCGACTTGCCACACCGCGGTGGAATGTTGATCAGCAGCTTGCGGATATCGCCATCGACGACCGCTTCGAGGTGCTCGCACATCGCCTCAAGCGGCCACCCGTGTGTAAACGGCGACGGGTCGACGTACTTCCAAGCCCTCTGCACGAACTCATAGAGCGACGCCTCGCACTCGACGCGCTCGATCTCGCGCAGCGTCTCGAACGGGTTGAGGTCGGCTAGGTTCATACCCGCTTACGGCGAGTGCGCGAGGGCGTGTTGGCCTGCACGCGCTTGGTGATCTCCTCGCGCAGGTGCCAGTGGTCGTAGTGCGACTGCCGGATCTGGTCGCTGGTCACGGCTTGGCCTCAAAATACTGGGCACGGGGCCCGCAGATTTCCCGGTCGGCCTGCGGTGGGCCGAAGCGTTCGGCGTAGCAGTAACGCGGCCCCGGCGTTGTAGTCGGGCGCCCGCACATCAGGATGCCGTCGCTGTTGCGCCAGCTGTGGGCGCAGTCGGTGCAGAGGGGGGTCATTGCAGCCTCGTGTAGTCGCCGGCGTAGTAGCAGCCGTACATGATATCGGGGGCGTAGGCGTTGGCCATCAGCGCCGCGAAAATCGCGCGCTGCCCGGGGTCGCCCGAGTCAGTGACCTCTGCGTAGGCCTCGCCCGTGCCGGCCCAGCCGACCGTGATGCCCGCGCGCAAGGCGGCGCGCAGCAGCTCGGGGGCAGGCAGGACAGGCGGCTTCATGGCGCAAGCGTACATCACTCGACCGTGCGAAAACAATGCCAGAGGGCGTACTCGTCGACGTAGGCCTCGGCATCGAAGGCGCCGCGCGGCTGCGTCAGGGCCATGAACAGCGGCAACAGCAGCGCCAAATCGCTGCGCGTAGTGACCATCTCGGGCTCGAACGTGTAGGCCTTGCCGCCGATGTGAAAGTGCAGGTCGCTAACGGCTCTCATCTTCGGTCTTCCCCTTCGTTGCCTGCAGCAGGATTTGCTTGAGCTGATCTCTCTGCTCAGGCTGAAGCGCCAGCACGTCGATCCGCGTTGCCTGCGTCTCGATAGGCCCGCCGTCCTTGCCCGTGATTTCGGTGATCACCTTGTCGCCGTAGACCTTGGGCAGCACCTTGCCGAGGATCCACTTGCGCGTGTCGATGCGCAGCTTCGCACGCGAAATGTGATCGTGGTCGGGCACCATCTTGCCCTCCTCGTTCATCACGTAGTCGTCGCTGCGGTCGTCGGCGATGGTCGTCAACTCGTCGGCCCAGCGCAATGCCACGACATGTTTCGCGCGGGCATATCTCTGACCGAACCCATCGTGGTCGTCGATGATCCACTGGTAGATTGACCTGTCGATGATCCCCGTCTCCCTCGCGATCTCGGGCGTCGACATTCCGTCAGCCATCATTTGCAGGATCTGCTCCGCGACTTCGCGCGAATATGTGTTCGTGCGAGGCGACCGCCGAACCCTTTGACGACCATCGCCCCCCAGAGGCCTAGCCACACTGGCCACGCCATTGGCAGGAACAGGATCAGCCCCAGCACCGGGAGCGCGAGCATCACGGCGAGCCATCTCCAGATCACGCCCTTGCCTTGAGCAGTTCGAGCATGGCCACGACCGAGCGCGGGACGGGCGTCTCGCCGGCAAGCCACCGATACACCGTGCGGCCGCTGACGCCCGCAAGGATTGCCAGCTCGCTGTTGAGGATGTCCATCTCGTCCAGCAATCGGTTGAGGTACCGCGGGGAGAGGTCGGTTGCGATCTCAGTCATGCTGACACTCTACGCCAAAACGACAAAGAGGGCCAGCCCTTCGGCTGGCCCTCTTCATCGGCGGCAATTTCCTAGGCTGTGAGGCGCTGGTTGGCGCGGGCGGCGACCGTGATGCGGTTCGCGGTCGAGGTCTTGGTTGCCTCGGCGATCTGGGCCTCGGTCAGCCAGCCCTTCACCGTCGCGGTGTCGAGGCGGCTCGTCTCGTAGGTCGTGACCTTGAGCGCAAACTTGTCGCCCGCGATCTCGGTCGCGCCGAGGGCGAGGAGCTTCGCCTTGAGGTCGTCCACGGTCTTCTGCAGAGCCTTGAGCTGAGCGGCCGCGACGGCGTACTGGTCTACAAACTTGCTGGTCGTCATTTCCATCTCCTATTCGATGCACCCCTTATACGGGGAAGTTATCCACATGTCAAACTGTCAGTCGGCTCGTTTTCCTCGACGGGTACCGGACGATCACCCCGTCGAACGGCACGTTCCGATACGAGCGGCGCCACTTCATGTCCCCGATGACGTGCTTCCACGCGCCGTACTCGGCTGCGATCTCGCCGTACATCCGAGGATCCGCCAAGATCGCGCGCACCTCGTCATCACTGAAGACCCTGCGGCCTTCCACTGGCAGAAGGCTGTACTGGGGCCCGGGATCGCTGGGCGGGTTCTGGTAATGCACGATCTCCGGGGGTCGAGGAGCCTTCACCCTCTTCGGGGGGTGGTAGCGCGCTACTTTCCCGCTAAACCGTACGTGTCTGTACGTGTGGCGGCGTTTGATGTCCGAGATGACATGCGTCCACGTACCGTACGCGGCTGCGATCACGCCTTGTGACCGCGCGTCGGCCAAGATCGCGCGCACCTCGTCGTCACTGAAGACCCTGCGCTTCATGCCGTCCCCCTCTGCAGCAGTGCTGTCAGCTCGGCCTTGTGCCGCTCCTTCATCGCGCGCACGTCAGCTCGCAATGTCTCGTGCTCTGACGGCGGCGCTACCAGATTGCGGGTGACGCGCTCATGCGAGACCCGCTGCTTGATCTGGCGGACCACGCTCAAGCTGACGCCGTGCCGAGCGGCGATCTCACGCGCCGGGGAGGGGTCGAGAAAGATCTCCCTCACTGCCGCAGCGTCGGCGCGGGCGCCGCGGGGGATCTCCCCCTTGTACGGGACGTGCGCGTACAGGCGCCGGGTCTTGATCTGGGCGACCATCTGATACGTCACCCCGTACGCCTTGGCGATCACATCGTAAGCCCGGGCGTCGGCCAGCAGCGCCTGCACGACTTCGGGCGGCATCTTCTGCCGGCGCAAGGCCGCGATATCGCCGGCCTCCATGACGTCCCGCGCGCCGGGGGTGCGGGCAACGATCCAAGGGTGCATATCAGTTTAGTCTCCAAGCGGTTAGAAGGGTTAAAACTCCGACCTCTGCGTCACACAGGGGCAGAAAACACCTGTTAGATAGGCGTTTTCGGGGGGCCGGCGGTAAAAACCAGACCAAACTTTTCAAAAGCCGGGCCCTTAACTGATAATGAACGAATACCCACAGTATTCAAGGCCTATACGCGTAATATATTATTTAACTTCTTCTCACGTTATTTACAGAGTTAGGTCTGGGAGAACGCCACCGCACCCGGAAAACGCCGGTTTTATTGGCTTTTCACGACCCTACATGACGCAGAGGTCAGAGTTTGCGCCCCTCGGCGGGGGCCTATTTTCGACAGTTTGTCGTCGAAAACGTGATTTATGTTTAGACGCCCTTTCCCTCCCTGTTTGACAGATTGTCAAAATCCGGGGTAAAACCGTCTCCTCAGACAGGAGCCGCGCCATGGACATCGAAGCCGCCCTCTCCGCCGAAGGCATCTACAACGTTGACTACGTCGAGATGAAGACCGCCCTGAACCGGACCCTTGAGAAGGCCAAGGCGGCCGCCTCGGCCGTCTACCTCGCCATCCCCTACGAGGACCGCCGCACCGACGAGCTGTCGGCGCAGTACTACGGCACGATCTACCCGCACACCCTCCCGGGCTGGCTCAAGAAGCTGCCCAAGACGGCCAGCCCGACGCACGCCGCGGCCCTCGAAGCCTACCGCGCCCTCGGCGCCTACTCCGAGATCTGCGCCAAGTTCGTCGCCGCCAAGGGCCGCGTCGTGAAGGCCCGCAAGCCCTCCACGGAACCACGCAAGACCCCGGCGCGCACCCTCGACAACACCGGCACCTGCGCCTGCTGCGGCCAGAACGTGAAGCTCGCCGGCGGCACCATCGTCCCCCACGGCTACACGATCCGCTGGGGATTTCAGTCGGGTTCCTGCTTCGGCGTCGGCTTCCGCCCCATCGAGGTCTCGGACGAGGGCCTGCGGGCCGCCCTGAAGGGCTTCGAGAGCCAGCTGGGCAAGGCCCGCCTCTCGCTGGAGTACGGTGCCCTGACGCGCCGCGAGCGTGCCGAGCTGGAGGGCCGCGTCAGCGGCTCGAAGAGCGCCATCGCCTACTACACGGCGGCGATCCGCGACTGGGCCCCCCGCCCCCTCCCCACCGAAAAGAGGGGTTGACACCCCTTCCCCACCTGCCCCATAGTCGGGGCATTGAATAGGAGATCGAGATGGCAAAATTTAACTGCTACGGCCAGCCCGGCACCCGCGGCCCCCGCAAGGCGGCCTTTACGGAGCTGACCCGCCCCGCGGCCCCTGTCGACCTCGCCGGCCACCTTGCGCTGCAGGCGTACCTGTGGAAGGTCGCCATCGCGCCCGATGCCGACGCAGCCACCCGCAACGCGGCGGCGGCCGAACACCGCGCCGTCACCAAGACCGTCCGCAGCCTCAGAGGTGACTGACCATGACAACCAAGTACACCCTCACCGCTTACTGCCCCTTCGGCCTCGGCGAGATCGAAGTCGACATCGTCTACACCTACACGCCCGGGCGCCCGGCGCGGGGGCCCAGCTACGCCAGCGGCGGCGAGCCCGCGGACCCGCCCGAGATCGAGTTCGTCTCGGCGGCGCTGCCCAAGGACAAGCTCAGCGACCACCACCAGCTGATGTTGAACGAGTGGGCCGAGGAGTGGCTCGCCGACGAAGGCTTCGACGACGCCGTC